GGAACCATAACCGCCGGAGCAACTACTTTTTATACGCTTGGGCAAGCATCATCAACATCTACTTCGCTTAATTCTCACTCCGTTACTTGGCCTATTACCATTAGCACCAGCGGTTCAACTACGTTAAGTTTTCAAACGGAATACAGCGGTTCACCAACAACCGCCCCCACCTACAACTATTTTACGTTCACCGTTCTGGGCCTTCAATAAAGGATAATTTAGGCTAATCAAATGATTAGCGTATTTACCCCCACTCACAACGCTTTATGGCTTGGCAAAAGTTCCCTTATCCAAGCGAATAGTGCGCTATGATGAAATCTATGGATTACTCAGCACTTCTTACCGACGACCAGAAGCGTGAACTTCTGACCCAGCGAATTCAGCAATTTGCGGCTGAGGCTTACCAGCACAGCCTGAACCTGAAGGTTGCCGAACTCACGGGCGATACCAATGCCGTTGATTATGCCACGGCTTCGATTGCCAACCTCGACCAGGCCCTGCAGGTTCACATCGAAGAACTTGCCGCTTTGCCTGAGCCAGCCACCCCGCCCGCACAGTAGGTTTTTCCAAACTTTGTGGCAGACTAGGGGGAGAATAACGTCCCCTAGGAGTATGCGTGGCACAGGTTTTCCTCAATAGCGGTCTTACAGTCCTGTTCAATCAGGTCATCACGGCTTCCCCTGTGACCTACTCGCAGTTGTATGTTGGTTTGTTTACGAGTCTTTCTGGCACGACAGTTCCAGCGGCGGGCGGTTCCCCTGCGATTGTTGAGGTTTCGGGTCAGAACTACGCTCGTCAGACTGTTACTTACGGAACCCCCGCTGTCGCCACCTCTTACACCACGCCTTTTGGAACTACGACCCTCAACGGCGCAGTCCTCGCTGGCGTTCAAGTTGTGACCCTTACCAGCGTTGCCCCAAGTAGTAAAACGCTGACCGTCGGTATGAGCATTGTGGTCGGCACGGAGTCCGTCAAGGTCGTGACCGCCATTGTCGGAAACCAAGTCGTTCTCTCGTCGCCCCTTGCCTCGAACCAATCCAACGGCGCAACGGTGACGTTTGGTGACGCTGTGACGGGTATGAAGTCCGTTCCTGCCTCGAACTCGGTCTTCTCGGCTCAGGGAACGTGGACTGCGGCTAACGGCTTCTTTATTGCCACGGCTTTGTCGGGTGGAACCGCCCTCTACGCAGCCAACTTTGCGGACGCTTCTAGCCCCGTTTTGACCCCCAACGACTCGTTGAACTTCACGCCTACTTGGTTGATGAGCAACTAAGGCTGGTGACGGGCTATGCCCATAACCAAACCTACCTACGGAGTTTTTAGCACCCTCTACAACGGCGGAGGCAACACGCCCTTCTCTGGCTTGTATTACGGAATCTCGTTTTCGGGAACCGCTTACAACGTCGTCGGCGTAGCAAGTTTGCTACAAAGCGCAATTGGAACACGCACACTTGTATTGGTTCGCTCGAATTCTGTGGCGGGAACCGAAGCGGTCAATGGTGGTAAAAACACCGCTCTGGGTCGTTCTGGGGCGAATCCACTTTTGGAATCGGCGTTGGGAAATACCAACACCGTCAAAATCCGCCTTGGCTCAGAAATACTTGCGGAAGCAACCGTTTCCAATCGTGCAACCATTCACACGCAGGTTGGCATTGAAACACAAACCGAATCGGCTGTCGGCACGGCGGCTAGAACGCTGGTTCGTCGTTCCGCCAATGCCGAATCACAAGCCACAAGGGGTGCTAAAACGGTTGTTCATAAAGTGGTTGGTTCTGCTTCGGAGACGCAAGCCGTATCGTCCGTCAGGGCTGTTCGACGGGTTCAAAACGTGTCCTCGGCGTTGTCTCAGACCGTCACCGCAATTAAACGGGCGGTATTTAGCAAGGACGGGCAGGCTGCGCTCACCCAAGCGACGAGCGTGTGGGCTTACGTCACTCAAATCATTCTCACCAGCCCGATTCTTTTTACCGAGTTCCTGACCACGGGTTCTCAAACCGACCACAACACTGCCACAAGTGCCGAAACCGCCACGTTTGCCACCGTTGTTGAACCGCAGTCCACCGAGGTTTTCCAAGAGGGCGAGGTATCCTTCTTTACCGAGAGAAAGTGGAACAACTCCTAATGCCCGACACGCTTGAATACCCCACCCCCGCCTCCAGCCTTCCCGCAGCAAACTTTCGCTGGCTCGACGCAGGTGGCAACCCCGTAGATTTCACTACCGGCTGGACGTTCTCAATGAAGATTGGGCAACCGCCGAACACCGCCAAAATCACTAAGACCGTCGGTTTTACGAGCAGTAATGGCGCAAACGGAACAGCAAATCTCGTTGTTGCGTGGACAAACAACGAACTCTCCGGTTTGACCGCTGGTCGCTGGTATTTCCAAATCACCGCAACTCAAATTTCGAATAACGCACAGCGAATCCTCACGGGTTCAATGCGCTTTGATTATCAACCAATGTAGGAGTGTAAAAATGTCTTGGACTTATAGCGCAGACCCCACAACCTCGAAGAAGGACGCAATTCGCTGGTTGGTGGGCGACACCGATATTGACTCGCCGTTGATTCAGGACGAGGAAATCGCTTTTTGCCTCGCTGAGTTCGGTGGTGAAATCTACCGAGCCGCCTCGACGGTGGCACAGAGCATTGCCGCTTTTTACACGGGAGGGGCCCAAAGCACCAGCAAGTCAGTTGGTGGACTTAGCCTCAGCAAGTCGTTTGGCGACAAGGCGCAACAGTATCAACGTCTCTCGAAGGACTTGCTTGCCCGCTCACGCCGTGTGAACCCACCAATGGTGAACGTAGACTCCAACGCCCTTGGTGCGGAGTTTGTTATTGGCAAGTTTGACCCCTATTACGCCTCTCCCAACGATTGGCCGTCCGAGTCCGTGCTGGGTGTTACCACCACCTACGGAACGGGCTACAACCCGCAAAACGGTGGCGGATAGGACTCAATGTAATGACTATTGACCCCGAACTTCTAGAGGTGATGACGCAGACGATTATCGTGGAAAACCCCACGCCCGTCACTGCCTACACGCCCGTCAGTGCTTCGGGAACCCCTACGCCCGTCTTGGACTTGTATGGACGACACGATTCCACTAGCACCGGAACGCCCTCCGTCTCCGGCAACGTCGAGTGGCAAGCGGGCGTGACGTATCAGTGCCGTTTGGAATACTCGGTAAAAATCGTCCCAAGCAAAGACGGGCGTGACCGCAAAAGTTCTGGTCGTGCCTACCTCGCTGGATTTTTCCCGCAAATCTCGACAGAAGCCCGCCTCACGGTTCCACAACAAGTTCAGCCCGCCCTGCAGCACCCCGTCATTGCGTTCATTGAGAACAACTATGACGAAACCGGCATAGTTGGATACAACACGACAATTCACTTCGAGTAGTTATGAAGGGCAAGGCAATCAGTATCAAGGTCGAGGATTCCAATTTCAAAAAGAACCTTAAAAAAGCGCAAAGAGGAATTCCCAAGGTTGTTCAAAAAGTCTTCGAGGACAACGCTCAAATCATTTACGAGAACAGCCAGCCCCTTATTCCGGTTCTCACGGGTAGGCTGCGGGATTCCGGCGAAGTGCTGACCAAAGACCCCGAAGGTAACGAAGAAATGTATGCGTCTATCTCCTATGGCGGTGGTTTGGTGGACTATGCGGTCAAGGTTCACGAAGACCTGCAAATGCACCACCCCCACGGCGGTCAAGCAAAGTTCCTCGAAATCCCCTTCGAGGAACAAGTGCCTGAGATAACCTCACAACTCTCGGAAGCAATTAACCAATTTCTAGGACAACTATGACCTACACGCCACTAATCGAAGAGATTGCCTCATACCTACAAGCGACGCTTGTTCCCGCAACTTACGGGACTCAGGGATTGGTGAGTGGAGTCAATATGTTCTTGGCTCGATACCCCGCCGAAGCCCCCGACGCTGCAATCGTCATTCAGCAATATCAGGGCAAAGCCCCGACGTTCACTATGGGCGCAGGTGGCAACTCCGCAATCGAGTATCCCAAGGTGCAGATTGAGGTGCGTGGTCTTCGAGAGGACTACCCAACGGCGTATGCGTGGTCACGCTTGATTCGCAACACGCTGACCGGAGTGATTCTTCCGAACTCGACTTACTTCACAAATGTTCTCAGGATTGAATCACTCGGTATTCCTAACCCAATTGGTTATGACGAGATTCAACGTCCCAAGTTCACAATGAACTTCACCTTCACTATGAACGTTGGCAGTGACGGTCTGCCTATGCCGTGAGTTCTCCCAACGTCGTAGTGCTTGCGCTACAAGCAGCCCGTGAAAGCAATCTCGCTTCAATTATGGCGATTGACGCTGTGTTGGAGATAATCGCACCCGCTCAGAAGCCCGTAGAGGCGACAGAAGATGTTGTCGAAGGGGATTGCACCCACGAAAACGCATTGAAAATCTCAACGGGCGCAGGCGTGTTTCAAGTTTGTGAATGTGGTTATCAAGAAAAAATTGTTTCCTAATACTTGATGGGGGTTGATAAGTATGCTAGGATTCACTCGTTGCTTCAAAGGAGGAACCACATATGGCAACTAGGAAGACAATGGAGATTGCGCCTCACTACACGCCGACCTATCAGGTCGAGTTGGAGTGGAACGGAATTCAACCCAATGACCCCGTGAGGGTTCAGGGCGAGCGTGGCGAGTTCACGTTCATCAAGATTCACACTCGTCAGGGCGAGGTCACGGACGTAATCGTCCACGGCGGCACGAATGGGAACAAGTCCATTCGAGCCTTCTACCCTCACCGTGTCTCGGCAATCCGTAAGCGCAAGCGCAGGACAGCCTCGGAGGACTAAACCCACCTCCACAATGAAAGACCCGTTGGTTTTGAGCCAACGGGTTTTTCTATTTCCAATGCTACGATTTTCCCGAAGTCATCTACTCGGAAGGTCGTATGGCAAAGGCTAAGCAAGTTGCGTATGTGGTCATCAGCCCTACGCCGCTTTACTACAACGGGAAATTCGTGCAGACGGGCGATATCGTGACCGACTACCCAGCCGACAGCATTACGTCGGACTTGGCGTTGGGCTGGATTGCCCCCTCTGACGCTGCCCCCGTGCCTGCCGAAACCCCCGTAACACCTGATGAATCTCCTACCCCAAACCCTTCGAGCGTTCCTTCCGACGGCTCTGAGGTCACTACAGAGGCTCAATAATGGCTGGCCCTTCATTTCTCCACGGTAAGAACTCACGGGTTGTGTTCTCAAACCCCTCGCAGACCAGCCAATCGTTCCTAGGCGTTCTCGCCAGTGGTAGCAACGTTGTGACCAT